AGCAAGCGCAATAGCGCTCAAAAATATTGTCGGGCCAGGTGCAGAAGCCATGACGCACAAGCACATGGGCGACTTTATCAAATACAAAAGCGGCAAGCTGATACGGGAAGTTTCGGAAGAACAATACAAGGCCGTTAGCATGCTCGTGCGGCAGGCCGCTATGTCCGACACCATGAGTGCCAGGGAGCTTGCTAAGGCGATCCGTCCGACAATCGGGCTTACGAAGCGCCAATCGCAGTCGGCATACAACCGGTACTTGTCCGCCATAGCGGACGGCGCTACCCCGGCCAAGGCCCGCGAGATTCAAGCCAAATACGCGGAACGGTTGCACCGCCAGCGGGCCGACACCATCGCCATTACCGAATTAGCGTTTGCATACAATTACGCAGAATGCCAGACCATGAAGGATGCCTATTATTTCGGCAAAATCGGCGGCGCAAAGAAGCAATGGAGCACGGCTTTTGACGAACGTGTATGTCCGACGTGCGGCAAGCTCGACCGCGAAACCGCAGACCTCACCAGCCCGTTTTCAAACGGCCTTGACACCCCCCCGGCTCACCCGCGCTGCCGGTGCACCGTCAATTACGTGGACGTCACCCCGCCGAACCTATGGGTCCAAACACCCACGGCATCACAAGCGCCTCCGCAGGCGGCGGAAATGACACAGCTCGAAGACTTCAAAGACGGCCCGCCCACAGGCGAGAAACTGGATGCGCTTTACCCGGCCAGCACCCCGACGACCGCCCAAGAGCTCATTCCCCCAGAACCGGAAGACGTGGTAGTCATTCCAGACACCATCAGCATCAAGGGCCTGAAATACGACAGCCCGGCAAACCTTGGCGGCACGGGCGAAATGCACATACTGACCGACAGCACCGGCGAAGAATGGCTGTTCAAACCAGGCCAAAGCAAGGGCGGCAAGCCGGAAGCCTTCCGCGCCCATATTCAGGAAGCCGGTTATAAGGTGCAGGGCATCGTGGACCCGGACAGCGCTGTCAAGGCAGGCACCGGCACCGCCAACATTCCAAACAAGGGCGAGGTCTTCGGAGCCGCCCAGAAGCGCATAACAAACATTGACAGCAGCTTCGACCTGTATTATTGGCAGAAAAACGGCGGACCCCTTAGCGCGGACACGATCGCCCAGCTGCAAAGGGAGAACGTTACAGACTGGCTACTGTGCAACTACGACAGCCATGGGCGAAACTTCGTCATGACGAAAGATGGCAAGCTCATCGGTGTCGACAAAGAGCAGGCGTTCCGCTACATCACCCAGGACAGCGCCCAGAAGATGAGCCTGACTTATCACCCTAACAAGATCTACGGTGAAACGGAGCCGGTGTACAACACGCTGTACAGGCGATTCGCAGACGGAGAAATCGACATTCGGCTGAATGACACCCTGACCTACATCAAGCGTATCGAGGCGATCCCGGACAAGGAGTACCGCGAGATTTTCCGGAAATACGCTGAAAGCCTTTACGGGCCAGGGGATCAGGCGGAAAATCTGCTCGACACAATCGTTTACCGGAAACAGATTGTCCGAAAAACATACGAGGAGTTTTACAGCGAGCTTCTCACGAAGCGCAAAGGCTCCCCTGCTACGTTCACGTTTATGGACGCGACGGATGCATTCACCTTTACGCCCAAAAACCCGGCTACTGCAACCTTTACCCCCTCCGCTTTGAACGCTATGACGGCGAAAGACTTGAAAGCGCTGGCAAAAGCCAACGGCGTCAAATACCACGGCGTCATGCACAAGAGCGAGTTGATAGCAGCGCTCAGCGACCCGGCAAATGCCGAAGCGGTATCGGAAGCGGCGAAGTTGCGATTCCAGCAGCGTGCAGGCGGGGCGACTGTCCGGCAACAAGTAGCGACCGCAGCTGAAACGATAGCTGCAACGCCACGAGCGAAATTAGGCGGCCTGCAGCAGCTTTCAAGCGCTTTGGACGACATAGACACCGCCCTGGAAGGCAGCACCTACCACGGCGTTCAGCTCATTTCCGACGCAGGCGCGTTAGAGGGCATGAGTACCACGATGCGGAAAATCACCATCGACGGCACCGAATACTACGAGCTTACGGGCAAGCTGACGAACGACCGTTGGCAGCTGGCGTTACAGGACTTGCCCGCGCAAAGCACCAGGGGCAATTCCTGGCATTTCAACAAAGCAGACTGGCCGATAGATCACACGAACCCGGTACTCGCGCTTCGGTCCGAGACGGAGAAGTTCAGCATCGAGACACGATACATCAAAGACGGGAACGATATCTTCATCATCGCAGGCGAAAGCGCGGTAAATGACAGCCGCGCGCTGATGGGTCAGTTCAACTTGCGCGTCCAAGCCAGCAGCGGCGCGGATGCCGCCCGGAAGATGAAAGGCTTCTTGCAGCGCACCGGGATGCAGGATATTATGGATGACGCGACGGAAGAAGCGCTTGACCGCTACAAGAAAATGCGCGTAATATGGCAAACCGACCCGAAGAAATCACACTACCTCAACCCCGAAACCACGTCCGACGAAGATCTCAACGCCATTTTAAGGCAGCTCGGCATCACACAGAAGCGGCTCGATGCCATCAAGATGAAGAAGGTCACGGACGGATACTACACGTTCTACGACCCCGAGAATTACAAGATAGCTCAGCAGCAGAAGGCAGCATATCTATACCACGAAACCAACACGATGCAAAAAGCCGAGGATGTTTTAACCAGCGGCAGGCTTGCATCTACAACTACCCGCTTCACCGAGGGTATTGTGACAAAGGGCGCTTCCTCAGAACAGGACATAAAATCCGGCGGCGCGGACGGCGTATTCACTCGGCTTGTTTACGAAAACCAAATCGGCAAACAATACCGATACAGGTCTTTCGGAGAATACGTGTTCGTTTTCGACACCAAAGCGCTGGAACGGACGGACTGGTACGCCTATACAGAAGATCATTATGGCAACACGCACGCATACTATTTCAAAGACAGATACGGTACCAAAGAACACATAAACGAAACAAGCAAGACGTACTGCAAAGCAAACGAGCTCATATTCCGGAAGGCCCTGCCGCTCGACACGCTGAAAGAAGTGCGCGTTCCGGAAAAGAACGTGCAACCTTTTATCGACCGGTTGAAGTCTAAGGGGATAACACAGATCAACGGGATCCCTCTTAAAAAATTGATAAAGGCGGTGAGCAACCTGGTATGACGTATTCCCTTGACAGGCGTAAGCCGTATGTACTGGTCATAAAAGCCCCAGAAGACAAGAAGCCGTTCGGCAACGATCCGGAATTATTGCCCATGATCGGCATCGACGCACACATACTGAAAGAGGGCCGCGAAATCAGCCTGTTCTATTTCGACATAGGATGCAGCCGCGGACACCTTCTGCCGGGCAAGATCAAGAAGCACCTGCCTAACGGCATAGTTTTCCAAATGCGCGAACATCCGAAATGGCAATTTACCATGACGGAACTGACGATGGAAGAATTCGAGCAGCGCGTCCGCCCGCACCTGGAACCGGTGGACAGCGAAATGCTGCATGACCTGGACGACGTTTACACCTGGTATCGCCAGATGGTCGAGATGACATAAGAGAACCGAACAACCCGGACAATCGAGAGGCCCGCGCACATGCGCGGGCCGTTGCTTTGGAGGGAAAGCATGAAAAAGCATGATTTTCGCAAATTCTATCAGCAGCAGCAGCCGAGGGCGGACCCCGCGCCCGCGGCAGGGCCAAGGCAGGGCAAGGGCCAGGGCCAATACTTCGCCATCGCAAAAGCGGACGAAGATCGCCAGATGATATTCGGCTGGGCGTCTGTGGCATCGCTGGAAGATGGCAACAGCATCATCGACAGCGATAAGGACATCATCGAAATCGAGGAACTGGAAACCGCGGTCTATGAATACGTCCTTTACTTCCGGGACGGCGGGGAAATGCACAAGCGGCGCGGCATCGGCCTATTGGTCGAGAGCGTCGTGTTTACCCCCGATAAGCAGGAAGCCATGGGCATCCCGGCAGGAACCATCCCGTCCGGCTGGTGGATAGGACTGAAAATCACCGATAACGCGGTATGGGAAAAGGTGAAAGACGGCACCTACAATATGTTCAGCATCGAGGGCGACGCGGTGCGGATACCCGTCGACGACGACGGAGAAACGGAGGGAGGAGAAACACAATGACGACCGATGAAAACAAACTCATTACCCGGCTCCGGAACCTGCGCATTAAGAGCGTCAGCGTCGTCGAGCGCGGCGCGAACCCCTACGCGCACATACGCCTGGCAAAGAGCGCAGCGGAAGGGACCGAGGGCACCGAGGGCGGCACCGGCACCGAAACCGCCGAGGAATCGTTCTTTGCCAAGATGGGCCAGGCCATAAGCCAGGCTATTGCAAAGGCGTTCCGGATCAACGGCGCGGATGATGGTGCCATGGAAAAGGGAGACGCCCAGACGTTCGACACCATCAACGAAGTCCGCCAGACATTCGATTCTATTTATCGCATATGCGACGCCCTGGGCGACAGCTTGCGTTCTATCGTCCGGGACGAAGAATTGAGTGACGCGGAAAAGGCGAAGCTCATCAACGAAACCGCCGAGCAGGCTTCAATCGCTATCCGCGAGGACGTGGCCGGATACTTCGAGACCGGCACCGGCACCCCCAGCCCAAGCGTGAAAGAGAACGAGGACGACGGCAAGAAGACCCCCGCCACAGCACAACCAAAATCGACCGGCACCCAGGCACCCCCAGCACCGGCAGCGACAGCATCGCTGCAGAAGGAAGGAGAAACGATAGACATGAAATTCAACACCGAAGCCATGACCCCCGAGGAAAAGGCGCAATTCGAGGACCTGCAGAAGCGATTCGGGATCGCCGAGGACCCCGTACAGAAGGGCGCTGCCAGCCCCGCGCCCGAGAAGACCGAAACCACCGAGAAGAAGCCCGAGGACATTTACAAGGGCCTCCATCCCGAGGTGATGGCCGAAATCGAGAAGCTGCGCAAGTTCCGCGACGATGCGGAGCAGCGCGAGCTGGAAGAAGTCGCGAAGAAGTACACCATCCTGGGCAAGAAGCCCGAGGACCTGGTGCCCGTATTCAAGAGCCTGAAAGCGGCAGGCGGCACCGCATACGACGATATGCTGTCCGCCCTGGACGCTGCCGTGCAGGCCGTCGACAAGAGCGGCGTGTTCGGCGAAATCGGCAAGAGCGGTGTGCAGGACAGCACCGCGGACGCCTGGAGCAAAATCGAAGTTGTAGCCCAGGAAATCGCCAAGGGCGACGCCAGCCTGACCTACAACCAGGCCATCGACAAGGCGTGCATGCAGCACCCTGAACTCGTGGCCGCCTACGAAGCGAGCCGCAAGTAACGCGAAAGCGGAAGAAGGGAGAATGAACCATGAGCTATTTCACCCATGCGATTAACCAATCGCCCACCATCTACGGCGAGGCCGCGGCTGACATGACCGCGCCCGCGATGAAAGTTGTCGCTTTCGACAACAACGGCAAAATCATCCTGCCCGCCTCCGGCAAGACCCCGATCGGCGTTGTGCTCGCGGATGCAGCCGACGTCAAAGCCGGTGGCCGCCTCAACATCCAGGTCAAGGACATTTGCTATGTCCTCACCGGCGCAAGCGTGAAGCGGGGCCAGAATCTCAAAGCCAAGACCGATGGCACGGTAGAACCCGCATCCTCGGGCGATACCGTAATCGGATTCGCGCTCACCGACGCGGCGAGCGGCAAGCCGGTCGAGATGAAAATCATCCACCTTGGGACCGCGAGCCCGTCCAGCGTCAAGCTGAGCGAGCTTACCGACGTGGACTTCGACCCCGCGCCCACGGACGGCCAACTGATGAAGTACAACGGCACCAGCGAGAAATGGGAGCCGTTCACCCTGACCCTGTCGGCGCTTACCGACGTCGACCTGTCGACCGCACCGACGAACGGCCAGGTCTTGAAGTACGACAGCACCGCCCAGAAGTGGAAGCCCGCGGCTGACGCCACCACCTAAAATCCTGACACGAAGGGAGAAATGACACATGAACGCAAGAACTGCCGCTTCCATCGCAAAAGGCATCAGCAACGGTTGGAAGCCCAATATGTATTTGACCAACATGAGCGTGGCGCATTTCCAGCCGGATGACTGGTTTGTCGCCCCGTTCATCTTCCCCATCCTGCCCGTGCCCACCAGCACCGGCCAGTATTACGTCTTTGACAAGGGCGACCTGGCCCGCGACAACGTGGCCCGGAAACCCGAATTCGGCAAAGTCACCCCCATGGTATTCGGTCACGCGACCGAAACCTACGTCTGCGAGGTTGACCAGGCGATTTACGGCATTGACCAGATCGCCACCCTGGACTACCAGCGCAGCGGTGCCCCCGGCATCAACGACCCCCGCCGCGCCAAGGTCCGCCTCATCACAGAGCAGATGAAGATCCACATGGACAAGGTGTTCGCCAAGGGCTATTTCCAGGCAGGCATCTGGACCAAGGAACTGACCGGCAAGGGCACCACGCCCAGCACGAACGAATTTTATCACTTCGACAACGCAAACTTCGACGCCATCGAGCATTTCGGCAAGCTCCGCATCGCCATGATGAAGGAAGGCCGCCGGAAGCCCAACGTTCTGGCCCTGGGCGCGGAAGCCTACGAAGGCTTGAAGCAGAACCCGGATATCCTGGACCGCGTCAAGTATTCCGGCAGCACCGCGAACCCCGCGACGGTCAATACGAACGTGTTGGCCCAGCTGCTCGAAATCGACCGCGTCGTCGTGCTGAACAGCGTGTACAACAAGGGCGCTGTCGGCGTCACCGACATGGACTTCGTGTGCGACCCCAAGAGCGCGTTGCTTTGCTACGCGAACCCGACCCCCGCCGTGGATGAACCGTCCGCCGGATACACCTTTGCCTGGGATATGCTGGGCAACGGCCAGTATCTCGCCTTTGATCAGTGGGAGGGCGAGGGCGGCACCCACACCGAGTTCATCGAGGGCCTGTGCAGCTACACGCCCAAGAAGATCTGCGATGAGCTGGGCGTGTTCATGAAGAGCTGCGTCGCGTAACAGCAGGCCAAGAATCACCTACCATCATCCCCGCGCTATAAGCGCAGCCGCATGCTAAAAACGAATGACCGGTGGCAACAGCCTGTCATTCGCGCCTCCTGGCATGGGCGTTACCCTCGCG